GTACTATAGTGTTCACCATAAGTACCTTTTATGTAATCGTGTATTTCTTTTATTATTTTATCTTCATTATATTTCATTATATACTTTCTGCATAATCATATGCTGTTTCTTCGGCTTCATCATCTGTTGACACAAACTCTTGTGATTGTAGATAATCGCCTTTATCTTCTCTATCATCAAAATAGACTTCATAAAGATTTTTACCATCTTTACCGTCTTCTAATTTTCTCCAATAACCAATTTTGTTATCATCATTATCAAATATATCTTTATCAATCATTATTCTAAATCGTCCGCTTTTCTTTTTACTATTTTTTCTATTTGATTAAAATAACACCAGTTAGAACCAAATGTAATTGCACCCATATAATTTAACTCTGTATCATATGTTTGTGCGTTCAAACTTGTATCATTTTCGGCAGCTACATCTGTTTTTTCAGTAGCAATACCTATATTGACAATCTCACCTTGTCTACCTTTAGTATCTTCTATTGTATCACCTATATTAATTATCATTTTTATATCCTCCTACACCGTTATTTAAATTTTTGTAACTATATTTCTCTGTAAATTTTGGCATAAAATCATGTTTGAAAAATTGTCTACCGTTGAATAGTTGACCATAATCATTAAATAATGCATTGTCATTTAATACTATATCAGCACCAAACTCATCTTCATATGTGTGGTAATACTCTGAACCGTGTATCATATCAACACCACTATGACCAGTAGCATTACTAGCCGTTTCATTGTATCTGTCATCACAAAACTTTTTGATTTTATTTTTTAAAGTCTCTGAATTCAATCTTTTTAATTGAGACAAAGGTACATTTCTAAAAATGGTATTGTGTATTTTAAAATACTCATAACCCTCTTCAGGATCCTGATACTCTCTCCAGTATGTAAGATGTAATGTTCCTTGTTTACTCATTAGGCAGCCTCTAGCTCCATATCAATTACTTCGTCAATATTGTTTTCATCAATACCAACTAGTTCAAGATTATCAACAACCATAATTTTTGCTTTAGCAGCTTCTTTAGTGATTGCATTGTTTTTAAGTTCTAGTAAGATAGCGTCAACAGCTTTCTCAGCTAAATCCCAATAATAGTTTTTTACTTTAGACATAGTGTTTTTCTCCTTTGTTAGTTATTATTATATCAAAAATTTGTAATAGAGTCAAGTAATTTCTTTTCTTGGCTTCTATTATTCTTTCTTTTAGTGTTTTTTTCTTTATCATATACACATATAATACACTAGTTCCACAGTAAAAGCAAGCACTTTTTTCGCTTTTTGGCGCTTTTTTTGTATTATTTTTTGAGACCAGGTCTAGGTTATAAGTGGTGCGACAATCTGCACAGCTACAAAAGTGTTATTTCCATGCGTTTTTTACCCATTCCTGCTCGGATTCGTGAGGATTTGGCTGTCCGTGAAACACGGAAACCAACGATTCGCCATTGTGTTCGTAGGTCATGGCACTTCTGGAGTATCTAGTACCACTTCGGTCATACCATTTATATGATTGTGTCCACGAATCAGGAAATGAGACACATCCAGGAGTATTTAAAAGAAAGTCAGATATTAGGTTTTGGTCGCCTGGAAACCGTCTTAACCAGTTTGGTCTATCGGTCATAAATTTGTGCCAAATCCGTCCGTGAAGGTTGGCCTGTTTAAATTTCATAATACTAGAGTTCCAAACACCACTTACAGGATTAAAGTCATTCATACCTACAAAGTCCATATCAGGTTCATATGTAAAAAAACAATCTATATTATCTGTAATAACTACATCTAAATCGGTGTATAATGTATCGCCTGGTAAATCTACATCAGGATGAAATAATTGTAATTTATTCCACCAGCCTTGTAAATCTGTTTCAGGAAATTTTCTAATATCTATATCACCCTCAACCATCTTATGCATTTTAACATGGTCGGTAAATACTACAAAGTTAATAGAAAGTGTGGTGTTTCTTTTCACCATATTATAGAGTTTTTGAACATACTCTACTGAATACTTATCACCATAACAAACACAAGCAAAATTCATAGACCTAACCAATTAAAAACAGCTCTTATACTTAATATCATATACATACATTCCATAATCATTCTTGGCCAATCTTTATCTTTATAACCAAACCATATCCACATTACACAAGCGGCTACACTTAACGACCAACCAACCCATTGTGTAGATATGTTAGCACTTGATAGTATGAATACACTACAAACTGCTAGTAATAATCCTAACCATCTAAATTTGTTCTTGAAGAACCTTGAAGGCAATACCATCTTCAATCTCCTTTATTGTAAACTGATTATATGATAACATATTCATCCATTTATTTATTTTATTATTATCAGGTTTAAATGGTAAATTTATTTTACTCATGTCTTGACTAGATACAAAATTAGCAACATTCTTTTTATCTGTTATACACGGCACACCACTTATTATTGCGTCAACAGCGGCTAATGACATGTTAGTAACTAAACAATGAGCACCTTTTAAATCATCTTTTATATCTGTATTCCACCACTTATTACCTGGTCTTGGTTTATTTCTAAATTTTATTTCTCTATCTGTATATTTTTTTATAGTATTAATAGTATCATTTATCCACTCGTCTTGTGATTTATCATTTATAAAATATGTTACAGTCGGAGATGATGGACAAACTAGTATATGTTCACCTGATTGCCAATCTGTAAAATGCGTATTTAATCTTTTTTCATCATATTCTTTTAATTCTGTAGTATGAATACCACCTTTACATATTCTAAAATATGTTTTATCATAATTGTTTATAATTGGTTCTGGATATCTTGTAATTTGTTCAGTAATATAACCATTATCTACATACCACCATTCTAAACCTTGTTCTTGACATTCTGTTATTTGTCTAATATTTTGACCTGCTAAACCCCAAAAGAAGTGTACATCTTTACCCTCGTCTTTCCAGCCTTTTTCAATGGCAGGCATAAGTTGATGTGATAAACATTTATCCCACGGTAATTTATGTGTTATAATCATACTAATAACCTTTTGTGAACATCACCACTATTAATTTCTGACATCTTCCATTGTGTATAAGCACAATTATTTAACCATTGCGTTCTATCTATCTCTGGTAATTCTTTATGTTTTAATATTTCTAATGTTCTAAATGCTACAGGCCAAGTGTGTGATGTTTTAGACAATGCTATAATTGGTACACCCTCACACACAGCTTCTATTAAACTATTACTTGAATATGAAATCGCAACTCTGGCGTTCTTAAAGTCTTTGTATATATCTTCACCACCATTGGTCACATTAAAGTTATTTAAGTTCTCACTAAACATTACTTTATTTTTAACTTTAATATTTTTTAGAGTATCTTTATTAAATCTAAATGTAAATCGTGGATGAGGTCTAATCATTATATCTTCATCTGTATGCTTTGATATATCTTCAATTGTTTTCATTATAAAGTTTTCATAATCACCTGGTTTTTTTACTAAATCGTTTAGACTTGTATCAATAGGATTTTGTGTAAGTATTAATATGTAATCGCCTTTTTTCTTCCAAGGTTTTATTTCTATACCTTGTTCTCTTTGTATTTGTTTCCATCTATCATCTGGTGAGTTTTCATTTTTAAATATACCATCGTTAAAAGTATAATGATTTAAACCAACTCTAAAATAATAATCATCTGGTTTTTCTATATCTAAATTTTTTCTAAAGGTTGCTTGTTCTATTACTATTTTAGGCTTGTTTTGGTCTAATATAAATTGATATTTTTCTGCGTTCTTTCTTTTCATAACACCTAATACATTTGTTTGTATATAAACATCTGCCTTATGATTATGTCTATCAGGATATTCTATTAGTTTGAAATCTTCATGTTTAGGAAATATAAACATTGCCTCTGTGCTAAACGCACCTCGTATACCTATGATGTTCATAACAAATCTATTTTTATTGTGTCGTAGTAAATATCAAACCACTCGTCAGCATAATCACTTTTAGCATAATCTTTAAAGTAAGGACCACCTAATGTCCAATGTACATTTTTTGCGTTAGGGTTATAATCATATTCACCTACTAACCAATTCCAATCTAATGGAATTTCACCTATTGCGTCATCATTTATAAGCCATTTAAATTGATGTAATTCTAAACCAGAAGCATTGTTTACAAAATCTGGTTCTAATCTATGACACATTTGATTTTGCATTAACATCATACTAGACCAATTTTTCTTTTCAAA